TTTCGGTAGTTTCTTTTCTTTTAAGTGGTAATTGAAGTATTCTTCTGCGGCAAGTTTCTTTCGTTCACATACTTCTATGCTTTCAACTTCATATGGAGGGAATGATGGATTCATGTATGCTTGCCCCGAGGTTAAAATGAATATTATGCTTAAAATTGTCATAATAATACTTATGACAAAAAAAAGAGAGTAACCATGTCCTGAAACTGATTACTCTCTTTAGAAAGTTAAACAATAAGAGAGTTCAATCAAAATAGTGTTTAACTTTTACTGTGTCATCATGTAAGTTGGAGTGCCCACTCTTTCTTACTGATTTGTGGTACTTGAGAAGTTTACAACAACAATCTCTTGTTAATAACGAACTCTCGTTATGGGGGAAAGCGCCCTTCTCAAGTATTAAGTTAATATTACACTAATTCTCGGACTTTGTCAAGTGTTTTTGTGTCTTTTTTTATGCTGACTGCAATTGGTTTGTATTTCTTTATTGCATGTATTGTCTTTGTACTGTCTGTTAACCCAACTGCATACATACCGTCATTGCCTTCATCACTTTTAATCGTGCATGTTGCTTTGATTGAATAATAATTAATGTAGTCTTCGTTTATTATTTTATTTAATGTTTTCCAATCAACTAATAATAACGCTTCGCATTCTCTTTTTGGGAAGTATGTTCTGACATTTAGTTTCATTGACCTGGATGCATATGCATGTTCTTTGTTAACAACATTCCACTGTTCTAATAACATGGTTGCTCTACCTCATCGAATAAGTCACTTGCTGTGTCAAGTAGATGAAAATAGCGTCCTTGATGTTTCTTGCCTAATGTTTTGAATAACGTTACGAAGTCATGTAGTTCTTCGATGTCGCAGTAGCCTGTGTTTTCCATTTGTTGTAACATACAATCTAGTTTCATTACGATGTATGCTTGTTTAGTATTGTAAAAATTTATTACACTCATTTGTCCTTACCATTTAATTTTATTGCTCCAATATGCGCCACTACTTTTCCCTTTAGCAATGTTCTTGGCATGTCGTTTCTTAAAAGATGCACGTTTCTGTGCATCTGCTTTTGTTTCGTTCTTTCTTTTAGGCTTTGTGTCAGCCCCTTGTGCGCCAAATCGAATAATCTTAACTTTATTGTCAATCACTGTAGCAACTACGTGTGACTTCGTTTTATGTTTAGGAGTCTTCTTTGGTTTGTCTATTGCAGAAAGACCGTACTTCTTTAGTTTCTTTTTTATTTCTTCTTTCTTTGCCATGATTACTCCTTAAAAACTTGGGACTGTAGAACCACTAGTAAAGTATTTCCAACCACCGTTGTAATAGATTGGAACACCACTTGTAGGGTGCATGCCAACCATTCCGTTTTGATGGTAAAGTGTGTTTGATGATCCTGGGATTGCCGTCCACTGCACTGGCTTGTTCATCCGATTCCAATCACCCAATGTCATATTAATAGTTTGTGCCACTCCACCACTTGAAGTCAATGATGCGTTACCTAAATATGCAACTTCACTGCCATAAAGAGTAGCATTAGTAATCGCAAAATTACCGTAAGTTGTTGATTCATCTTGACCAATAACAAGCATGTTTCCAGTTGCAACAACGGCATCATTACCAGAACCAGTGTCATACAATTTAACACCTTGAATTGTTCTGTTGTCATCTTTATTGTAAAGATTAATCTCTGCTTTAGCATCACCAGTTGTAGCACCAGTGTAGTCAATTTCAATTCTACTTAAATCTACATCACCACCAGACGGCTTTTCAATAACGTTTAGTGAACCTGAGATTGTTGTTTCATCACTTCTACATGTAATAGCATTAACACTTGCTGAGTTTGACCCACTTGCTTTGTCGTAAATGGTCAATGTGTATTCACCATCAAACTCGTCCATGTATGTTGAACCTGCACTACCAGCCGAAGTAATGTTATTTGCTTTTGCAAAGTTAGCCGCTACAAATTGTGAACCACCTGTCTCTGCACCAATGGCAAATAATTGCATATTGTTTAACGTACCTACAGATGAAATGTCATAATCAAACTGAACATTAAGCATTTGTGAGTATTGTGACGCTCCTGAAGTTGAATGTCTGTAACCATAAAATGGAATACTTTCATCTGCTACTGCAACTTGAGCCGCACCTGTAAATCCACCACCACCTGTATGTGGAGTCCAACCACCGAATGCCGCAAAGCCTGGGTCTGTCAAATCATTTGTATTAGAAATGATTCTTCCATTAATGTCTAATGGGTCTGATGCTTCTACTGCCGCTACTGCTTCTGCATCTGTGTAGCCTGCAGGCGCATCTTCCCATTGTATGTTACCACTTGTTGAATCGTAAACAAGTATTTGATTGTCAGCCGCACCTGTTGTTGAAATCTTTGCAAGTGTAACTGCATCATCGGCAATCTTTGCTGTAGTTACATTTGCATCTTTAATAAAATCTGTTTTAATACTACCAGTTCCGATGTTCGTAGTTGGCGTTCTTACTTTTAATGGCATGTGTTCTCCTTATGTTGTCCTATGTGCGCCATATTCGACCATACAGCGTCTTTACTAGTCATTGTCATCATCACGTGCGTCTGTTATGATTGATGAACCATAAACGTCAGCATCATACTCCCTTAACACCAGTGTTACTTCACTGCTTGGTTCTACGATTGTTGACATGACTCTAAATTCTTTATTTGTAATACCAAATGTTGCGTTTGTAAGTGTTACTTTGTCACCTACTTGCAAGTCAATTGCTTCAACTGTACATTTAAGTTGAACCATATGTGACTGTCTACTTTGGTTGATTTCTTCTGTTAATATTTGTGTCACAACACTTCCTGTCTTTGTGAATGGTAATGGTAAGTTTGCTTCTAATGGCATACCATTGTCTTGTGTGACTAGTGTTGAACTTGTGACAACTTTAATGTCATCTTTGTAACCAGTAGATTCATTGATGAACTTAGCAGTCATCTTATTGAATGTAGATTTCTTGTCACCTAATATGTATTCAACATTACCTACTGTATTGTCATCTGTGATTTCTAATGCTGTTGTTGATGTTGTTTGGTCAATGAGTAATCTGTATTTGTTACCGAATGCAATGTAACCACGACATGATGTTAACAAGTCAACTAAGTTAGCATAAAGAGTTCCGTTTGTAGAAACGTTACCTCTTGTTTCAAATCCTTTTGTATTACAATATGTTTCTGCACTTGCGAATGTTGTTAAGTCAATGTCACTTGGGTCAATACCTTTACCATAACGGTCATTGACTAAGTAATCTAAAACACATCTTGCAGGATTGTCGTCATAAGTTAATGTTGTTCCATCACTTGTTTCTGGGACTTTCTTACCTTCAACGTCAAATGTAATTTGTGGGACACCATTCTTCCATACGTCACTGTCAAACTCTATTCTCAAGTAAGCATAAGCAACACCTCTAAATCTTGGATTTGAACTAGACATTCTACTAGTAAGGTCACTGATTGCTGTTTGTGAATCAGTTCCCGGTCTAAAATGCATTTTAACTAAACCACTGTATGGTGATTGAATAGCACTGTCTGGCCAGTCTTGTGCGCCTGTGCCTGTTTGACTTCCTGCAAGTTCTCCATCAAAGTAGATTGCTGAACACTTGTTCATCTCACCTTCACCAATGGCAAATACCATATGCAAGTATGCATTCTGTACTTCGTCATCACCTGAACCTACTGTTCCATCTGTGTGAGCAAATACTCTAATACCACCTGTTCTTGTTTCACCATAGATGACTGGTAATGGTTGTGAAGAACCAGTCTTGTTAACCATAATACCTTGAGCACCTTGTGCCTCAAATTCTGCGGCAGTTCCTAAGTCTGGAGTCATTGACTCTGCAAGTTTGTTTGCAATTGCAACTGCACCTGCGGCAACGACTGTTCCGACTGCCACAGTTGCAACTACTGTTGCTACCGCAGCCGACACACCTACTGATGCAATGGCACCTGCTATTACTGAAACTACTACTGCCAATTTACCCATCAACGTTCTCCCGTGTCAATCTAACCATCTTCATCATTGAAATGTCTTGTTTAAAAAAACCTCTGTCTTCTAACTTTGAGATTAGTCTGTCATTGTTTTCTAATAATGGTAGATTAAGATTGTAAATTCTGCATCCATTTAACTTAACACATTCTTCTATTTCATTTAATAGTTGTAATAAGTTTCTACCACTTCTGTATTCTTTGTCTATGCACCAAACAACTTCGTTAGCCATCTGGTAATTATTGTTGAACATGTATGAGTTACGAGTTGCAACATAACATGATTTCATTTCACCTTCATCGTTGCGTCCTACAATACCCATCATCATTCCTGCTTGAAACAAGTTCCACCAGTAAACTTCTTGTGAGATGAATGGCATTTCTGTATTCTCAAAGAACGCAGAATCATACCACCATGTATTACATAAATCAATCACCTCTCTGGTGTGTCTTACATTTAATCTCTCATAAGTTAACCGCATCAATCGTCCTGTCCCCATGCAATCTCTTGTTCATAGTTGATTGCTTCTTCAAAACAGTCATCACCACTAAAGTACGTTTGTTGATGTGCATCATTTGTCGTGCGACCATTCTTTCTTTCAAAGTTGACCCAATGTGAACTTGCTTGAATACCTATTGAAGCAGTTCTACCATCAAAGTCATGTTTAATAACTGGCTTGTCTATTCTGCCATCAAATATTAAACGAGAATTACCTACTGCATTCCCGTCTTGGTCTATGAATAGTTTGTGTATTTTTACTGGTCTGTCGATGTAGTTGTAATCTAAGAATAGACTAACGAATGTGTCATCAACACCTGTAAGAGACAGAGAACACTTTTCAATGCCATTAGAATTATTCTCTGTTATTGAACTTACACTTAACAAGCCTTGAGCGGCTAAAAATGTTTTAGAATCATGTGAAATGTTTCTTGCAAAGTCTGTCAAGTATGACGGATTGCTTGGGTCTACTAATACTTCTACAAGAGTTGCTATTGAGTTAAAACTCTTTGCACTCTCTGTTACTGCTGTAGTGTCAAATCCTCTGCTCATTTTAATCGTTCCATTGTTCTATGAAGTTAATCTTAAACCCATACAATAACGCACTATTCACATCAAATCTAAATTCACTTTTAGCGAATATGGCATGTAAAGGTATGTCATCATCAAAACTATTTAGTGT